CACCGCCATCAGCCATTACTGATTGGTCAGAAAGTTTAGCACCTGCTTTTCTTAATTGCTCAAAAAATTCAGGTGGTGCAACTAACCATCTGTTATCTTCTGGCACATCATTTTTATCAAGCACTCTTTTTGCTGATGATATAACGTTTGCCAAAGTATCTACAGCTGCGTCACCATCAATTGGTGAACCATCAGTTCCTGTAGCACTAGCGTTTGTTGAAGCGTTATCATAGATAAACTTCAATACGTTATAGTCGTATGCTTTTTTTAATGAATATGCACCTGAAGAGGTTGCAAGAGCTTCAAAGTTTACATGAGATTGTCTTTCTTCAATATCATCTACTTTAAAAGCAAAGTATGAACCTTGATCGACAGTCATAGTTATTTGGTCATCTGCTAATACTTG